TTTCTATTTTCACTTGTTCTAAAATAAGTTTTAAAATTACCCTTTGGAAGGTTTCCAAAAACTCCATCACTAAACGCTAAATTAATTCTATCGTCAACTCTTGTTAAGACACTATAAATATTTCTTACTTTTTTATTAATACTATTATAGATTACATTGTTGCCTTCAACAGCATCAAGTTTTGACCATAACTCTGATTCATTGTTGTTGCCGTCTAGTTTAAATAACCAAACATCTGAGTCATTAATATTTTCAGTATCAATCGAAACTGTTTGATTTGGTGTAGGTTGTGTTACAGAAAACTGTCCACTTTCTAATCTTCCCTGACGGAAGTGTGCAAAGAATCCAGTGTTACTACTTCCAGGTCCTTGTGCATCGTTTCTATACATAAACGCAAAATTATTTCCTGGTACTGGTGCTTCCTCTATTAAACTGCCATCTTCAATATCAGTAGATACAATTTCAAATGGTGTTGTTTTACCTTCAATAGGTTTTTCAAATGCAAATACAGGAACATCAGTATTAACACCGTTTACTCTATACTGGTCAGTTGAAATGCCAGATACTATTTCGCTTTTGTTTGGTTTACCAAATACACCGTTTACCGGCAATGAAGAATTTATAACTTTAATAAACTGTTCATACCAATTTGAGTTAGTACTATCGTTCCATTGTATTGTTTGACTTGCTAAGTTAGTACCGTTAGAATCTATTAAATCTTCTGTTGTGCTAATTGCTGTGAATTTTAAAAGTCCATTAGCTGATTGATTTCTACGAGGATTGTAATTTAAAAGTCTTGCTAGTCTTAAAACAGACTCTCTACGTTCTGCAAGTTCGAGGAAATTTTCTCTTGCATTTAAGTCAATTCTAAAGGATAAATTTTGCCCAAGGAATGCAACTAAATCAATTAGTGCAAGGTATTCACTTGATTCAATGTAATCGTTAAAATCCTCAGGATAGTTAGTCCTAAGATATTCTATCATTGTTCGTCTTAAATTGTCAAAGTCATAACTTTGAAAATCGGCATTGCGAAAGGATTGGTATATTGTTTTCCAATCCTCTGCAACTAGTAATCTGTTTTGTCTATCCGTAGCTGACATCTAATTTCCTCTTATAACGTATTTATTCATAATAGTTATGTACGTATTTTATTTTTTAAGCAAGTAAGCCAATGTCTCTATCAAATTGTAGTGTCATAGCTTCAGCAATGCTGTATTTTAAATATATTAGAGTACATTCAATTTGTATGCCGCTTTCGTATGTGTCAACAATGATATTATTAACAGAAACACGCGGATCATAGTTAACAATATCTTCTACATTTTCTATAATTGCAGCTTTTAGTCCTTCGGTCAGTGGGTCAAACAATGTGTCCCAAATAATAGTTCCAAATTCAGGATTCTCTAACTTTTCTCCTTGACGTATATGAAAGTGATTTATTATATCTTGTTTAATAACAGCAAGATCATATAGTCTGTACCCTTCGTTTGCAGGGTTAACTGTGCTAATAGACCTATAAGCAGAACTTGAAGCTGGCTGTTTAGGTTTTTTAGAGCTCGATACCTTTACTCTTTTGTATATGTTTTTTTCTAATGTACTCATAGTAATATTTACCCTCTATGCATAACCGTCTGATTTAATAACGTTAACAGCCGCAAGTAATTGTGTTGGAGATATTCTTGACTTATTTCCAGCAACACCAGCATAATAACTTTCACCAGGATTAACAACTCGTTTTGCTGGCTTAGAATATGTTTTTTCAATTACTGGTAAACTTGCCCACTCTTGTGCCATTGATAAGCAGAATGATTTTCTAGATTTTGAACCAGACCTAAATGCATCAACCCCTCTACGCTGTAGCAACTTACGACACAATTTATCTTGGTTAGCAGGACTAAACAGCTCTGTTCTGCTTAATACTCCATCTCCGTCAATAAGACTTTTAAGAGTCTTATTAATTATTTGATATTTGCCGGCAGCACTACTAATTGAACCTGCATTTATTGATGCTGTTTGCCAATCTAAAACTTCTTGCACTGTTAGTTCTGAAAGCTGTTTTCCATAATACGATATTGGTGTTATGTTACTTCCGCCATAAGGAGTATTGTAACCTGCACCTTCAGCTGCTCCAATAATGTCTAATATATTTCCGTCGGCTCCAACAGTAGAATATTTTTGTGCTAGTGCTTTATCATCGGCGCCACCGGCACCGGCAGTTCCTACACCACCATAAACTCTTTTAGTGCCGCTTGTATCTGCTACATTTGAGGAGTCCGATCTTGTGCCACCTGTAAAACTCTTTCTAAAAGTATCTACAGTATTAAGTAATGCAGCATTAGGTAATGAAACATCATTATTAATATCTGTTCTTTCACTTTTAAGCATTACAGGATCTAAATTTTCATGATGTGCATATGGCTCGTGACTTGGCATCCTTTTTACAAAAGTAATTACGTCTGATGGAACTATTGTTCCTGGGCTTGTTTTAGGTACAGTCCATGTAGGTAACGGTATTGCAGACACAGCGTCTGTTGCATCAGTAGCATCTGTACCTGCCGAAGATGCGCTGCTGTTTAAATTAATATCCGTGTCGCCGTCAATTTCAACGTTGCCGCCAGCGGCATTGATATTAATTGCTCCTGCTGTTGCTGTTAAGTATGATGCTTTTCCTACTAAGTTAAGAGTTTCTGTAGAATTAATAAGCATGTTTGTTCCAGCTTTTATATGTCCTTCTTCATCTGCTAATATGTATAAATTTGCATTTGTATGATGATGTATATCACCCGTAACTAATGTCTTTTGTATTCCGCCAATTTTAATATCTTGATCCTTAGCAACATCTACAAACATATTAGTTTCAGCTCTTAAAGTTGTATTAGTTTGGCTTTCTATTTTTACTTCACCGCCTGAAGCAAAATTATCATATCTACCACTGGCTCGCATGTTTACATTTCTGCCACCTTCGATGTTTACATCTCTATCTGCTGTAAGATTAATATCTGCATCACTATGAATAGATATACTATCTAATCCGTATACGTCTATTTTCCCGTCACTAGTTAATTCTACCCAAGCTGTGCCTCTACTGTTTGCAATATAGATAAAGTCTTCACTATTATGCATTAATATTTGATGCCCTGTTCTAGTTCTAAATCTTAACAGTTCGTTGTGAGGTATTGTACTTTGGCCAAAGTCTTCGCCGGCTTCAATATTAGCATATGCTGGAGGACCTGCTGATGCATGCGAAACTCTTAATAGTTTGTCATCACCGTCATCCATAACAAAACTCGAGCCGCCTAATCGATTTACAAAAGCAGAATGTTTAAGGCCTGCTTCTCCCTTTAATCCTTTAGGTGCACCTTGTCGTTTATCTACTGGTCCAGGTGTGCTTATTCCAAATACAGTACTCGGTACTTCTCGTCTTGCACTTGAAGAAGTTAGTCCTCTATTTTCGTCTCTAATTAATCCTTGTACTTCTAGTGTTTGTGTAAAATCTTTGTTGTATGGTTTAAGATATCTTGTTGGATCTCTGCCATTACCCTTTTCAACTTTTTTGTTATATTCGCCTGTTGGTAATTTAAGTCCTTGTACATTGTCAGGTGTTTGCGGAGTTGTAAGTGAAGTTGATGCACGGCCATCTGGAACCATAAAGTTCATAAACTTGTCCTGCACACACCCAATCCAAAAACCGTTAGCAATATCGCCTTCTGCAAAAGTTACTAATACTCTAGCACCTACATCAGGTGGAACAAACCACATACCATAACTTTTTTGTGTTGCTGCATATCCATCATTATTTGTTGTGTGTTGGGGATTAGTAACACCATAAAACGGTGATAGATATCTAACTTCAATTGATGTGCCTAATTTTTCAGGTAAACTGCCTGAAGAATTATTTCTTAAAATATCAACTTTTAATGTGCCCATGTAAGTAGTATCTAAATTGCTCACTACGATGGCTTCAAATGGTCCTGGTCCAATATCAAGTTTCTTTAAATTAGTTCTTTTACTTTTTGCCAATGTAAACTTCCATTAAATTGCTGTTGTGCCAGGATTGAATTGCTGAGTTTCTGGTTCTACTGTTACGTCTCGTGCTGTTGCTGTATTTACTTCATCTCCGAACTCGTTATAAGTAACCCCGGACGATAATTGTGTTACTGGTCTACTTGTTTCTACACCCTGAGCTGTGTAAAATGCAGATATTGCTTTTACCTTGTCACCTAGTTGTATATTGTATAGATTGTCAGTTGGGTCTGTAGGAAAGTATGGTCGTATACTTGATTCACCACGTACACTATTTTGAAATGCACTTTCGTATCCTGCATATTGGGTTGTTGTCATTGAACGTGTGCCACTAACTCTGTACCCGTCATCTAGTGCTGCTGTTTTTTGTTTAGGATCTTTTGTGTCAGTGCCGTCTGGTCTTGTTGGTCCAACAAATGGTGTTCCTCCAGGAATTAATCCGTTTGCCGGCCATTCAAACGAGCCTTGTTCAGCTTTTGCTGCACAAAAATGCATAGCATCTGTTGAACTGTTCCAATTACCGCCCCATCCTAGTCCATACTTCTCACCTAGTGCTACCATAGCTGATCCGGTTCCGTCTTCCGGCATGTCTGTAAAATCATCTGTAACTCTTCCAGTTTTCTTAATTTTTCTAAAAGGATTTTCTGCTGGGTTAATATCAATTGCAAGTCCACTAGCATGATAGCTAGGTCTTGATCCGCCTTCTATAGCTCTAGGCGCATACCCGCCTAATGATTTTATTTCGTAATTGTATTCTGTTTCTAATTCGTCAATTAAACCTTGGAAGTTTTTTGCAAACATTGCAGCAACCTGTGTTGCTTTTCCTGTTGATGTTCTAATTGTTGCCAACGGCCCATTAGTTCCTGTTGGAGGCACTACACCAATGTCTTGATTAGTAGTATCTTCTGAATAATCTGAACCAGGTTCTCCAGCAGGCCCTATGTCGTTAGGATTAAGACTTTCGCAACCTGG